GCAGGGCAGGGCAGGGCGGCAGCGAAGAGAAGCCGTCGAAGGGCGCCTACCGTGACGCCGCAAACCCGCTTGCCATCAAGCGAGTCCGAGAGGACATCGACAATGGCAACCTTCAGTATGCCGCCGAGAACATTGAGTTCTTGATGGGGTCGATGCCGCCTTCCGAGGTGGCGAAAGAACTTGGATTCAAGTCTTTTGATGTCGACGGGTCGTTTGACCGCGACTCGAAGAAAAAAGGCGGCATCCTGTCGTTCTTGCGGGGAGACCCCGCCAAGTCTGCGGCGAACCATTTGGCGAAACTGGCTCTCGCGGCCAAGCACGAGCCGGGGCTCAAGGAATCGTCAATCAACTTCTCAAAGTTCAACACGACCGTGGACTCGATTGCAGCAGAGGCGGGCATTACTCGCGTCTTTGACAAGTTGAAACTGGCTACCGCAATGGCAGGAGTGAAGGCTGCTTGCAACCTGAAGACAGGCGCCATCACAGTGGTGCAGGATCGCGCCGGAGACCAGAAAGAACTCACCCGAGCCTATGAGAATGGCTGGTTTTCGACGGACGATCCGTCGCACTACGTCTTGCACGAGTACGCGCACAAGTTGCAGCACGAGGCTATCGCAAGGATGGCCGGCGGCGCGGACAAGATTACGCCCGATGTCGTGGGAAGTCTTAGGTCGCAAATCATGGGCGCGATCTCGGCGATCCACGAATCATCGCCGCCGGTTGGTTCAACAGGTATTCTCGACCGTGCGATGGCTGTTTCGATGTACGGAATGACTGACCCGCTTGAGTTCTTTGCCGAATACTGGACTGGCGTCACGCTTGGGTACGTTGCGAACGACAAGCAGTTTGACACGATCTTCTCACTTGTCGGCATGGAGCCGCCGAAGAAGAGCGACTCCGCGACGGTTCGCTATCACGCCGGCGGATTCCCTGACCGAAGGCCAAAAAAGAAGAGGAAGTAGATGTTCATTGCTCCACAAGAGGGCGAGTCGCAGGAAGAGTTTCTGGCTCGCGTCGAGCAGGCCGCAAAACTGCTTGGCGGAAAGTCGCTCTATTCGCTGACGAAGGGCAAGAAGCAGCCTGAGCCCGAGAAGGAGGACGACAAGGATGTCGATTCCGGAGAAGTATAAGCACATCAACTTCAAGCCCCCGCAAGGAGCCAGAAAGGAGGCCGAGAAGTCCCTCGCGTGGCGTCGCGAGTTCGGCCGAGGAGGCACGGCCGTCGGCATCGCCAGGGCGAGAGACTTGGCAAACGGCGTCGAACTCTCGCCGTCGACCGTTCGACGCATGAAGGCTTTCTTCGACCGGCACCAGAAGAACAAGTCGGCCCCCGGCTGGAGCCCTGACGAGGACGGCTTCCCGTCCAACTCCCGAATCGCGTGGGCTATGTGGGGCTCCGACGCCGGATGGTCGTGGGCGAAGAAGGTCGTCGAGCAGATGAACGCGGCCGACGAGAAGGAGCAGCGAGGCCTTCGCCCCTACGGCTCGACGCACGGCATGAGGCCGAAAGTCTACGTCGTTCACGGAGCCCCGTGCAGCGGCAAGAAGGACTACGTCGCCAAGCACATGGGCGAGAACGACATCGTGTTTGACTACGACGAGGTCATGGCGGCAATCTCCGGGCGGCCGATTTACGAGCCCAACCGCAACCTCGTCTCTTATTGTCTGGACATAAGAACCCTTATCCTGAAGAAAGCATTGCAGCGATCGGGAGCCGAGAAGACCTGGATCATCACGACAAGAGTCGGCGACGACATGGAGTCGCAGTTGTCGGACGTCCCGGTGAAGTACGTCCACATCGACACGCCGAAGGACGAGTGCCTCCAGCGTCTGGAGCAAGACGAGCAGCGACAGCCCCTGTCCCAGGAGTTACGCCAAGTGATTGAAGATTATTTCAGCGAAGAGCAGCGTCGAGCCCCTCTGGCCCAGCCGGGCGTCGAGCGGCGATACATCGGCAACTTCAGCAGCGACGAGCGGCTCGACCCGGAACTGCTTCGCATCGAGAAGCGGTCTGACCCCGAGACTGGCAAGCCTCGCACCTACATTGTCGGCTATGCGGCTCGCTTCCACCGCGACAGTTTGCTCTTGGGGGATTTCGTCGAGCAGATTGACCCAGGCGCGTTCGAGATCGTGACGAACCGGCAGGACGAGGACGGGAAGCCTCTGGAGACTCGCTGCCTCTTCAACCACGACCCCAACCACCTCCTGGGCCGGTTCCCGACGACGATGCGAATGATCGTCGACGACAAGGGCCTGCGGTACGAGTGTCTGCTTCCCGAGACTCGCAGTGATCTCGAAGAATTAATTTTTCGTGGCGACCTCAAGGGATCAAGTTTCAGTTTCGTCGTGAGCGAGGGCGGCGAGCGGTGGACGACCGAAAACGGCCAGTCGCGAAGAATCGTGACGAAGGTGAAAGCCATCCTGGACTGCGGCCCCGTGACCTACCCGGCCTACAGCGACTCCAGTGTGTCGGTTGCGAAGCGGAGTTACGAGCAGTTCGTCGGCAAGCCGCAGCCAAAGCCGCGACACAAGAGTCGGCTCAGGTCGCTGGAGCGTCGAGCCGAGGCTCTCCGCACGAGGATCGCCGCCGAGGCTTTTCTTGCCGAACGTCGCGACTGCGGCCGAGGCGAGGATGGCAAGTTCGGCTCAGGCAACAAGTGCCAGGAGGACGAAGGCAGCGGCGACAACCAGTCCTCAGACGTCGGCAAGAAAAGCCCGTCCAACTACGACAGCCTGACATCGTCGCCGAAGAAGTCGTCGTCGTTGGGAGGCAAGAAGGCGACCGACTATTCGGCCGCCTCGCCGAAGTCAAAGAAGTCTGGAGACGAGTACGCGGCGAAGGGCTCCAAGGACGAAGATTATCTCGGACGGAAGGCCTCCAAGGGCGAGGACTTCCTTGGTCGCAAGCCAAAGAAGACCGGCGACGAGCCGACGAAGGTCGCCGGCGACGGCAAGAAGAAGCCTCCCTACATGGAGTGGAAGAAGGGCGACGACAAGAAGGCCCAGGAGTTCATCGACAAGGCGAGGACGGATCAACTGGCTCGCGGCGGCAAGTCTGGCGGCAAGTCCGACGACGGCTCCGGCGTCCAGACCTGGAGCAAAGGCGACTCCTATCCCTGGACGGCAAAGCAAGTCGGCGACAGTGACAAGGGCGGCTATGTCCAGGCACAGCACCCAGACGGCACGAAGACGAAGAAGTACGAGTTTCCGGCCGGCAGCGATGGCTCTGATGCCTACCGCAAGGCCGAGGATGAGATCAAGCAGAAGAAGAAGCGGTCTCTCTCGATCAAGGCCGCCGAACTGCGGTCGTTCCTGGAAGCGAGGCGATGACTGGCATCGAGTGTCGGATCGCCTCGTTGCGGGCCTTTATGGAGGCTCGCGATAGGCAGTTGGAACTGTCGTTCGGCGACGACAACTGCGGGCGGCAGGAGGGCGGGAAGTTCGGCCCCGGCAACTCCTGCCAGGAAGACGGAGAGGGCGGCGAGAGCGCTGCCTCATCAATCCGTCGCCAAGCGGCCGAAACAGACCTCGCTTCGTTCTCCGGCGCAGACGTGCCGAAGGAGTTCGGCGGCGCAAAGAAGGTCTGGATTTCCGACGCAGGAGACGCGGTAAAGGTCTTCGACTCTCTCGCTCGCGACGGCATGACGTTCAGTCAAGCAATCGCGATGACTCCTGGCGCGAGAGAGAAAGACGCCGAGGTGCGAATCCGAGGAACGCACCGCTCCGATGGGTCTGGGTATGTCTCGGCGGAGGTCACTGTTCCGCTCGATATTCCAACAAACCAGACTGCTTCTGGCTACACCGAGTCAGTTCGGATCAAGACAGAGGTCGAACGATTCTCGGAAAGTTCGGAGCAACCAACCGGCGTCACTCGATCCGGAGTTGCATTTGACTCTCCTGTGAGGTCTGGGCTTCACCTCGACCTATTCTCGGTCACGAGTTCGACCCAGAGACTGATCGTTGACGGACACACGGCGCTAAAGACGCCCGAGGCGGAGCGAACGCCCGAGCAAGTGGCGGCGATCGAACTGGGAGCCCGTGCCGAGCGGCAAATCTCCTCGAAGATGTTGTCCATGATGGTTGACGCGATTTCTGCCGCCGAGGAGGCGGGCGTCGACGCCGTCTACACCTACGCAGCCGGCGGCGGCAGGGGGTCGACGAATCTTGGTGACAACCCAGAGACATACCGCGGCTACGCACTCTGGGGGCGATTCGGCCTCGACGCGGTGGTCGTGAAGCCTGGATGGGGAGGCCAAGCCGACAGGAAACTCTCCGAGATTGCCGGCCGAGAGGATCATCCAGATCGGGGAGTGCTGACTGAGGAGGCGTGGCAGAAGTACCTCAGCGGTCAAAATTTGATGCTGCAAGACTTGATGGAGACTAAGCAGGGGGAGCGGTTCTGGAGGCAGTACGGCTCCGGGACGTATTTCGCGCTGAACCTGAAGGACAAGGACTCCAAGGGCTACAGGAAGTTCATGAAACTGAAGAAGGCCGCCAACCGCGCCGGCAACTCTCGCGCGTTTTTTTGGTGGCTTGCTGAACATCGAGGTAACCCTATGGACTATTTCAAAGTCGAGAAACGCAACTGCGGCACCGGCTCGGGCGGATTTCAGAAGGGCAACACTTGCTCAGGGCAAGCGGCGACGGACGTCGCGGTCGGTGCCGCCAAGGGCGCCGTCACGGGCGCTGCTGCCGCCGTCGGCAAAACCGGCGGGTTCCCCCCTGCGGTCGCCACTGGCGCGGCGGCCGGCGCCGCGATCGGAGCCGTGAAGGGGCTCTATGACAACCGGATGCGTCCCACAAGGGCCGGCAAGGCAATCAAGGCGATCGGGACGAGCGACGAACAGGTCGCATCGCTCGTCAAGGGCCTGGGCGGAAGTCCGAAGTCGATCGCCGAGGCGGACGGCAAGTCTGCGGTCACGCTCTCGGTGAAGGACTCGAAGGGCAACAAGCAGTTCGACGTTCGCATGACAAAAGAGGCCGTGCGGATCAAGCCGTCATCCGGTCGAAGCAACCTGACAAAGGGTGACATCGACAAGATCAAGAAGATCGCCGAAGAGAACTCTCCCAAGAGTGTCCAGGTCGTGGTTGATGCCGTTCCCACTTCGGTGCTGACCAAGATCGTTCGGGCTGGCGGCTCGCTTGCAGTCGATGCTGCCGGGGCCTTGGTGGCGGCATTCGTGGTGCCGTCGGCTCCCGCGATTGCCGGCACAGTGATCGAGTCCACGACCGGCATCGAAATCGAGAAGACCAAGATCGCTCAGGTCGTAGGCGAGAAAGTTTTGGGCAACCTTCCCAAGAGGAGACGAGGTTAAGTCTATGGCTCAGTCAGGTGACCGCTGCGCTCTGTGCAAAGTCGGTCGGATGTCGACGAGAACCAGCAAAAACTGCGGCAACGAGCAGGTTCGCTACCTTCGTTGCAACTGCTGCGGAGCCCAGGGTCGATCCATCGTGTCCGCAGACCGCTCCTGGCGGCGGCACGAAAAGGTTGTGTAACACAACTTTTTCTTTGACGCGCTACTTTCAGTGGGTCGCGTCCCTTGTTTAGTGTGAAGTTTGTCAGTCGCTTTTGCGGCTCATCGCAAACACACCCGCAGCAAGGAATGCGAACCACGATGGAATCCAACGCCAAGGTCAAGACCCTGCTCGACGAACTCGCGGCCGTGCTGGCCGAGATGGGCGCCCTCCAGGACGAGGAGATGCCCGCCGACGCCCGCAGTGCGGACGAGGCGATGGTCGAGGAGGAGGAGGACGCCGAAGAGGATCGCGGTGGTCTCCCGACCGAAGAAGGCGACGAGGAAGAGGTCGAGAAGGCCTCCTACAAGAAGCGGATGGCAGGCGAGGAGGAGGAAGTCGAGGACGCTGAGGTGTCCGACGAGGAGAAGGAGAAGAAACTCCGCTGCCTCTGCTCCCGCGCCGAGAAACTCCGCGACAAGATCAAGTTTTACGAGGGTGTTGCCGCGAAGGAACTCGAACTTCGGGCCGTTCTCGACAAGTCCACTCCCGCTTCACGCACCACCTCTGCCAAGGAGAGCCGATCAGTGCAGATTTATCACAACCTCCCCGGCGCTGGCCGGCTGAAGAATTTCAAGGGGCCGAACGCCGAAGAGCGAGCCTACCGTGCCGGTCAGTATTTCCGGGCCACGCTGCTCGGTGACAAGAACGCCGCTCGTTGGTGTGCCGACCACGGCGTCGAGGCCCGCGCTCAGGTCGAGGGCGTCAACTCCAAGGGGGGAACATTTGTACAGGAGGAGATTCTCAACGAGATCATCGTCCTTGTTGAGGAGTACGGCGCCTTCCCGGCCAACGCTCGCAACCTCCAGATGAAGTCGGACACCCTCGTGATCCCCCGGCGGGTCGGAGGCCTCCAGAGTTACTTCGTCGGCGAGAACACGAGCATCGGAGAAAGTGACGCGGCTTGGGATCGGGTGCAGTTGGTCTGCAAGAAGGCGGCCTGTGCCAACCGGATTTCGACCGAGTTGCTCGAAGACTCTGTCATTGGACTTGCCGATTATTTGACAGGCGAGGTGGCGAGGAGCATCGCGGAGTTGATCGACGCCGTAGGTTTCGTGGGGACGGGGATTTCCGACCACGGCGGAATGATCGGTGTCTGCACGAAGGTTGTCGACGGCAACCACAACGCCAGCGTTGTGACCGCCGCCACCGGCAACACTTCGGCCCTGACTCTCGACGTCGACGACCTCATTGCGACTGCCGGCCGACTCCCGCTTTACGCGAGGGCTCAAAGCCGATGGTACATGAGTCCCGCCGTTTTTGCGGCCAGCGTCCAGCGGCTCGGTCTGGTCAACAACGTGGGGCTCTCGGGTGGCAACACCGCTGCGAACCTCTCGGCTCCGACCGAACTTCGCCTGCTCGGCTCGCCGGTGGTGTTCGTCCACACGATGTCCAGCACTGTCGACGCCGACCCCGGCGTGGTCAAGGCTCTCTACGGCGACCTGTCGCTGTCGAGCATCTACGCGACCCGTCGTGGCGTGACGATCAAGACCAGCGAGGATCGCTATCTGGAGCAGGACGCCACGTTGATGGTCGCAACGACCCGCTTCGATTGCGTTACTCACGACTGCGGCGACAACACGAAGGCTGGCCCGATCGTGGCCCTCCGGACTGCCGCTGCCTGAGTTGTATAGACACGGAAACCATTCTCAATAACCCCTGACTGGAGAAACTGAACAGTGAATCACCTCGAAGGCACCAAGACGGCTGTCAAGATCGCCAGCGTCACCACCGACGGCGCGTCGTTCTCGCACGAGATCGACACCTACGGCGCTGACTACGTCTCCGTGGACGTCTGCTACTCGACCTTTACCGCAACGTCGGCGGCCTATTCGACCTCGCTGAAGGTTCAGGAGAGCAACGCCAGCGGCAGCGGCCAGACGGACGTCCCCGGCCTGACTGTGACTGCGGTCGCCGGCCGCACGACCGGCAACCACGTTGCTCGCTTCAACGTGGATATGCGTGGCCGGAAGCGTTACCTGACGGTTGTCGGTAACCCCGCCAAGCCCGCCACGGTGGCGTCGGTGGCTCGCCTCAGCAAGAACGAGGACGAGCCCTACGACGCCGCCACTGCCGGCGTCAGCAACTACGTCAGCGGCTGAGACACGATCCAAGGCGGGGCCAAGGACGGCTTCGACCACGGAGGGTTTTAGTCGGGCATGGATGCCCAAGCCGTTCCACCTACAGAAGGACGCTTGGGATGAGAGTTGCTGTTGGCAACGTCGAGCATGACGTAAAGATCGTCGGAGTCATCTCGGCTCCGCGCCTGGGCTTCATGGACAATTTCTATTGTTCCATCCAGGCGTTTTCCCAGTTTGGCATCCCGATTACCAAGGGTACGGGTGCCTTCTGGGATCAGACGATGTATCGGCTCCTCTCTGAGAACAGTAAAGAGGAGTCCGGCGCCGATTTCATCATCACGATGGATTACGATTCCGTATACGAGCCCGACTGCGTGTCTCGGCTCGTCTCGGCCGCTCTTATCTCCGGCTACGATGCCGTCGCGCCGCTCCAGACGAAGCGAGACGATCAGCGACTGCTGTTCATGCCCAAGGGCATGGACGGGCAGCGAGGCACCGTGACCTTGCCGAAGGAGTGGTGGGAGAAGACTGTCCAGCCTGTGGACAGCGCTCACTTCGGCCTGACGGTCATCCGCTGCTCGGCCCTTCGTCGCCTACCGAAGCCTTGGTTTCTCGGCATCCCAAACGAAGACGGCGGCTGGGAAGACGTCGGCGAGGGCAAGCAGGGCAGAATCGACCCCGATATGCAATTTTGGGCTCAGTGGCGAGAGTGCGGCAACACGCTCGCTGTCTGCCCCCAGGTCGCGATCGGTCACGCCGAGTTGGTCATCACTTGGCCCGATCAGCGGCTCAAGGCGATCCACCAGTATCCCAATCACTACTGGTCAAACGGAGGCAGGAGACCACCGGAGGCGTGGGGCTCTCCCGAACACGCGGCCAAGTCTGAGGGAAACGCAGCATGAAGGTTCGACTTCTGAAGGACTGGAACTTCCACAAGGCAGGAGACGTCGTCGATGTCTTCGAGCCGACTGGCAAGAACTGGATCGCAACCGGGATTGCCGACCCCGTCGCCCCCTCACCGGAGCGACGTGACGTCGTGGTCGAGACGACGGACGATCCGTCGCCTCAGCACGTTGAGCGAGCCGTCCGCAAGCACTCCGCGAGGCGTCGGTGAGTTACTACGAGGTTGTTCGTCGATCGACGCTCAAGTATCGCTCCATCCGGCGAATCACGGAGCCGGCAATCGAGCCAGTGTCGCTGGCCGAGGCCAAGCAACACTTGAGGGTCGACCAAGACTTCATTGACGACGACCTGTATATCCAGTCGCTGATCTCGGCAGCGAGGCACTACGTCGAGTCCGTCTCGGACAGGACGCTGATTCGGTCTCAGTGGCAACTGAAACTCGACCTGTTTCCGTCGTGGGACATTGAGTTGCCTCGCCCGCCGATCGCCACCGGCGACGTCGTGGTGACGTTCGTGCCGTCCCAGGGGCAGTCGCAGGCCTTCACGGCCTTTCGCGTTGACCGCGACTCGACTCCTGCCGTCATTCGGCCAGAGTGGAACGGCTCCTGGCCGACTGCGAGAGGGGCCGAGAATGACGTCACGATCACCTACTGGGCCGGCTACGGCGAGTCTGTGACCAGCATTCCGCCGCCAGCCCGCCACTGCATCCTGCTCATGATCGGCTCGTGGTACGCAAACCGCGAGGCGGTCGTCCAGGGCGGAATGAACCCCGTGCCGATGGCAGTCGACGCGATGCTTGGCTCGATCAACTGGGGCCAGTACCGATGAGCGGCGCTTTGCGGGCCGGAGACTTGCGAGAGTCGGTCACCATCGAGTCGCCCACGGAGCAGACGAATGCCTACGGCGAATCGATTCTGACTTGGTCGCCAGTCATGAAAAGGCGAGCCGCCGTTCGCGGCCTGCGGACGGATGAAGTCATGCGAGCCCAAGGCCAGTACACGGTTGCAACGCACGAGGTCGAGTTTCGGTACGCGCCTGGCCTGAATACGGGCATGAGGCTCGTCTGGGACAGCCGAACACCAGCAAGGGTTTTCGACATCGTCTCGGTCACAGAGCAGAACAATCGCGAATCGCACCGGCTCGTCTGCAAGGAGCAAGTGGAGTGATCTCGCTAGAACTGACCGGGCTCGAAGAGGCGATTGCCGCCGTCCGCAGTCTGCCGACGACGATCGGCATGGAGTCGGCCTTCGAGTCGGCGGCCCAGCGGGCTTCGGCGATCCTCCGCGAGCAGACTCCGCCGGGCTTTACGGGCCAACTTGGCGCCGCAGCGTCTTACAAGATGACCGATGGAGGCTTCGTGGTGGGTTACTCACGAGGCGTCGAGCGTCGAGGCAACCCTCGCCTGGACAGTGTTCGCAGGCCCAGGACGGCTGGGAGGTCGGTGCTTAACCGGCCTCGTCGCTGGGTGACCGTGGACGAACTGCGAGACAACCTGGAGGACACGATCGACTCAAACGCAGACGAAATCCTGTCGATCATCGAAAGGAGTGTCGTCAGTGGCCTTTCCTGAGAAGTGGCTCCGGGCGAGGCTCGACTCGGCCACGACCGCCGGAATCCATCCCGTCCTGGCCCCCCAAAACGCGGCCATGCCGCTGATTGTCTACCGGCGAACAGGAACCCGCCGAGAGCGGAACCTCCTGGGCAACGTGGGCAGGCCAGTTGCCACCTTTTCGGTGTCGATTGTCTCGTACACCTACACCGAGGCGAAAGAGATCGCTGACGCGATTCGCCTGGGGGTAGATAACTTTACGGGCCTCTCCGAAGGGGTGACAATCGTAAATACGGCTCTGGTTTCCGAATCGGACAACATGGAACGTCCGCTAGAGGGGCAGGCCAAGCCGCTTTACAGAATCGACCAGATTTACGAAGTCCGCTATCACGAAAACGTCCAAGGAGGGGCGTAACAAATGGCTTACGAATCCGCACAGGGCTTGACGTTCACCTTCTCGGGCAAGGAGTTCCTGCTCACCTCGATCTCATTCAACAAGAAGGTCTCCGAGATCGACGTCGCGAGCCTCAAGACTCCTTACGGCTCGTACCGCTCGTATCGCCCGGCCCCACTCCGCGACGGTGACGAAATCTCGCTGGAGTTCTACGGCATGGAGTTCCCGCAGATGACCGCCACCGGCGCCCTGACCTGGACGATGGACGGCAGCGGCTCGAACTCGGGTCTCATTTCGAGCCTGCCGACGGTCGCGCTCTGCACTTCGGTGTCGCTCCAGGCTGCGTCGGGAGACCTCATCAAGGGGTCTGCGACGATGCGAGTCACGGCCGGCTAAGTGGATCAGATCAAACTTATCAGTGGGCAGGGAACGAAGTTCTCCTGGGGAACTGCATCCTTCCTGCTGACTTCGGTGTCTCTCCAGGCTGGCTCGTCCGGAAACGAGATCGACATTACGTCGATGTCGTCCAAGGTGAGGCAGGACACGGAGAACACCAACAAGTACCTCGTCAAGCGAGACATCGACTCCTGCTTCGATGGAGAAGGGGAGGTCGAGATTTCGGTCGAGTTTTTTGCCGAAGAGTGGATCAACAGCATCAACCCTGGCGGGCTCGTAGGCCTGAAAAGGGATTTGACGCTGAAATTTCCAATTGACGACAGGGGGCAGGGGGTGGGCCTCACTGTTGCTAGTAAGGCCATTTTGACGCAGATGAGTCTCGGCGTCAGCACTGGCGAGTTCGTGAGCGGAAGCGCCACGTTTAAGTTGTCTGGAGACTAAAACCCCCGAGGTTGATATGGCTCTCTCAAAGAGCGCGATTCTGGCGGCGGATGACAAGAAGATGGTCGACCACGAAGTCCCCGAGTGGGGCGGGTCGATCAAGTTGCGTGTGATGACCGGAACCGAGCGAGATCGCTTCGAGTCCGAGTTCGTTGGCGGCAACAAGAGCGTCGAGATGGTGCGGGCGAAACTGGTCGCCAAGTGCCTGTGCGACGACGACGGCAAGCGGCTCTTCACGGAGCAGGAGATTCCGGAACTGGGCGAGAAAAGCGCTGCGGTTCTTGATCGCCTGTTTGCCGAGTGCATGAAGTTGAACCGCTTCAGCAAGTCGGACGTCGACGATCTCGCAAAAAACTCCTAGACCGCCCCCGCCGGCTCTTCGAGTTCCGACTCGCGCTGGCGCTCGGGCGGTCTCACGCCGAACTTCTGCGGACGGTCGACGCGGCCGAACTCGCAGAATGGGAGTCTTACTGGTCAATTGAACCGTGGGGAGACGAGTGGCGTCAGACCGCCCGTCTCACTGCGGCCCTATGCACCGCTTGGGGCGCCAAGAATCTCACGGAAGAGATGATTATGCCCAGCCACCGGAAGCGGCAGCAGACTCAAGAAGAGATGTTCGCCGAGTTGTGGAAACTCGCTGAAGCGGCCAAGGTCGCCAGGGGGGAGTAGCGAACGATGGCGACGATCGGCGACATTACTGTCGAGTTTCGCTCTGACCTCGACGACTTCGAGAGCGGCATCCAGAAGGCGATCGGCCTGCTCGACGACCTCAAGGAGTCCGCCGAAGAGATTAGCGAAACTCTCGGCAGCGTTGAGAAGCAGCGGATCGAAATACAGACCGCCGTTGACCGCCGTGAACTGGATGCGGTTCGCGGTGACATCGAGTCGTCATCGGCGACGATGGCCGTAAAGACGGAGGTCGATTCGTCGGCACTCAAGCAAGTCAAGGAGGAAGTTGAAAAGTCGCCGACTACAGCCCGAGTCGAGATCAAGATCGATCTTCTTGTTCTTGAAAAGGTTCTTGAATCTCTCAATACGCTAGTTGACTCTCTCAAAGAGAACATTCTCGACCTGGGAAAAACGGCGCTCGGGAAACTTCTCGGCCCGCTGACGACCCCATTCAAGATCGCCGGAGTCATGGCCGGCACCTACGCGAAAGAACTTAAAAAAGTCGCTGACGAGACCGAGTATCTGTCAAACCTTTCGGCGAGGTTTGACATGACCTACAACTCGCTCGAATTGATCTCGCAGTCCGCGCAAGCGGCTGGCGTATCGATGGGGGTCGTCGCAAAAGCCGCGCAGGGGCTCTTGCAAAACACGGGCAAGGTCAGGCTCGGTCAACTCGACAGCGAGCCGGCAAAAGAAGCCCAGATCGCCTTCAACAGGCTCGGAATAACAGTCGGCGAACTGTCATCGCTGAACCCTGAACAGACGTTCGATCTAGTTGCGAAAAAACTCGTCGCCGTTAAAAGCGCGGCAGATCGTGCATCGATCGCATTTGACTTGTTTGGCAAACAGGGAGTCGCCATTCTGCCGGCGCTCGCGGGCCTAGAAGAGGCCCGGAAAGACATGGAGCGCTTCGGCTCCGCAACAAGCGCGGTCGACCTTTCGAGGCTCGAAGGCCTTGACAAGTCATTCGACCGACTTTCGGTCGCATCGGCTTCGCTTTCAAAAACGATGCTCGGAGGAATCGTTCCGATACAGACCGGATGGAACAACTTCTTGGCCGAACTCAAAGGTGGCTTCAATAAGTTGTTCGCGCCGATCATGGCCGGCATGGCATCTTTCGTCGTTGGCTGGCAAGTCCTCTTCGAGGTTGTTGGCCGAGGAATAAACATTGTCCTGAGACTTGCGGCGGCCGTAGCGCAAGTTCTGGTCGCAATGACAAACGCGCCACTGCTGGCGACTGGCTGGCAAGCGCTCGGAAGCGCCATCATGGATATCTACTTGATGGTCGAGCGGCTTGTGAAAGTAATCGAAACGGTTGCCGGCGCAATATCTTCCTCCTTGACGCCGTCGGCCGAGAAATTGAAGTCCCAAGTTGACATCACGGCGCCTGCGGAGTCGTTTGCTGACTGGGGGCAGAAACTCCTCGTGGCCGGGAAATACCTCGGCGTCGTTGTTGTCAGCCTCGGAATCGCGCAAGCGGCGGTCGCAGCATTCGGCGCGCAGTCCGCCGTTACGTCCGCTCTTGTGGTTGCCCGAAATCTCGTCATGAGCCTTTCGTTCAGCACCGTCCTGGCGGCTGCTGTGACTGCCTTCAAGGCGATCACGATTGGCGCAACCGGCATGGCGGCCCGCTACGTCGCGGCTGTCGTCACGATGGGGACGACGACCATTGCAGGCTTCATTGCGCCTTTTCTCGCCAGCGTTGCGTCTTTTGTCACTGGCAGCGTGGTTATCTCGACATCAGCCACGATTACTGGCTACGCCGTCGCAGCAGCGTGGGTTGTGGCGACTCTTGGCATCGCGGCTCTTATCGTTGGGATCATTGCTCTCGTCCAGAACTTCGACAAGGTCTACGACTACTTCGCGAACTTCAGCCAGAACGCGAAGAACCTGTTCACGCTTGACGGCCTTGTCGACATGGCGAAGTCCATCGGCAGGGCTCTGTGGGATGTGTTCATGCAGATCGGCAAGGGCATCCTGGGCTGGTTTGCCGGAATCGCCAAAAGCATCGCCGACGCAGTCATGGGCATCGAGACCCCGGAGATCGCAAACGCGGCAAAGGCGGATGCAGAGGAGATTGCCGCAGTCCGGAAGAAGGCTCAGGACGCCGAGTACGAGCGAGCCAAGAAGATCGCTGAAATTCAGAATGCGTCCTCCGCAAACATCAGCGCCAGCACGTTTGGCATCGTGGACTTCGGGCAGGTCGAAATGCCCGAGATGCCAGTCGACGACACCCAGGCGGTAGTGGCCGCAATCGAGTCGAGCCGCGAGGAAATGCGAGGCGCCGTCGTCGACGCTGCTAAGTTTGGCGATGCGGGGAAGAAGGCAGCGCTCGACGCGCAGCAGAAGTTCGCCGAGTTGCAAGAGAGCCTCGCAACCGGCGTGATCGACGTCGAGGAGTTCGACAAGCAGGCAGCGGGGATTCGCGAGTCTCTCAACAAGAACCTGAGTAGCCTCGATGTCTTGACCGACTCGGACATTTTTGACTTCGCCAAAGGCGCCCAGGAAGCATCGAAGAGTGCGCTGAAGGAGATTAACAAACTCTCGCGAGGACAAGACCTGGGCAGCACGTTCTCGAAGTCGAGGTTCTTTCCGACGTCTGACGAGATCAACGCCGAGGCGTCTCGCGTCCAGAAGGAACTCGAAGCCAGAAACAAGGCGATCGCCGAGAGGCTGGCCGCCGGCGAGTTCGGCGAAGGTCAGGCCGCGAAG